AAGATATTCTTAAAACTCCTGCAACTAAAATTTTTCACAATGCTAGTTATGATGTGGGTTGGTTATTGGTAAATGGATTTGAGATTAGAGGTAAAATAATTGATACTATGATTGCGGCCGCAGTAGTTAATGAAAACAGATTTAGTTTTAGTTTAAATGCTTGCGCTAAAGATTATTTAGGTGAGATAAAAAATGAAACTTTCTTAAATGAAAAAGCTAAGGAATGGGGTATAGATCCTAAAGCAGATATGTGGAGATTACCCGCAGGTTATGTGGGTTTTTACGCAGAACAAGATGCGGCCTTAACTTTAAAATTATGGCAAAGATTAAAACAAGAAATTGTTAAACAAGATTTACATGATGTTTGGGAAATGGAAATGGAATTACTTCCTATCTTAATTGATATGAGAAGAAGGGGAATTAGAGTTGACATAGATAAGGCTGAACAAATTAAAAAAGAATTCAAACAAAAAGAGGCAATTGTTTTAAAAAAAATAAAAGATGAAACTACAATAGGTGTAGATATTTGGGCCGCAAGATCAGTAGCGCAAGTGTTTGACCGAATAGGTGTTGATTACCCACGGACAGCGAAAACCGAAGAACCTAGCTTCACACAAAATTGGTTAATAAATTGTAATAACCCGATAGCGCAACTAATAAGAGAAGCAAGAGAAATAAATAAATTCCATTCAACATTCATAGACTCCGTTTTAAGATACACCCACAAAGGTAAAATCCATTCTGAAATAAATCAGTTACGATCTGACCAAGGTGGAACAGTATCAGGACGTTTATCATATTCCAATCCGAATCTCCAACAAATTCCTGCACGTAATAAAGAATTTGGAGACAAGATAAGAAGTTTATTTTTACCAGAAGAAGGTAAACAGTGGGGAAGTTTTGACTACTCACAACAGGAACCAAGACTTGTTGCTCACTACGCGGCATCAGTTTCAAAACAATTTGCAGGGGCCGATGAATTTATTAAAGCCTACGAAGATGAGTCTGCAGACTTTCATCAAATAGTTGCAGACATGGCCGGAATTTCAAGAACGCAAGCTAAGACAATTAATTTAGGTTTGTTTTATGGAATGGGTAAAGCAAAATTAGCTAAGGAACTTGGTATAGATAAAGATAGCGCGGAAAGATTGTTAAATACTTATAATGACAGAGTCCCTTTTGTAAAAAAATTAGCAGTTGAAGTTACATCAAGCGCTTCTAAATATGGGTTTGTGAGAACAATAAAAGGTAGAAAATGTAGATTTGATATGTGGGAACCATCTACTTTTGGTATGAATAAGGCTATGCAATACGAAGAAGCAAAAGCAATTTATGGAAATAATATTAGACGTGCTTTCACTTACAAAGCTTTAAATAGATTAATTCAAGGATCTGCTGCAGATCAAACAAAGCAAGCAATGATTGATTGTCATAAAGCGGGGTATCAACCTTTATTACAAATACATGATGAATTATGTTTCTCAATTAATGAAGAAAAAGATGTTAAGATTGTAAAAGACAAAATGGAAAATGCAATTGATACATTAAAAGTTCCATCTAAAGTTGATATTGCCTTAGGTAAATCTTGGGGTGAAGCTAAAGAATAATTGTTTTAGTTAATGTAAAAATTTATCAATTTTTTTTTCAAATTTATAATTTGATTTTTTTAAATCTTGGCAGATGTCATCGAACAAATGCCATAAATCTATTTCACTTTTTTTTAATTTTTTAAAACCACCAACGAAATGAGCTTTACTTGAAATTAGATCTTCTATTATTTCAATATCTTTAACAGACAAATAAACCTTAACACCTTTAACTTTTTTTTGAGACATAGATAGCCTAAAGAATAATTGAAAAAAATAAAAAATGCTAGTTTTTTTTAACTAGCAATGTCTAGAAGACCTTTTTTTGCGTCTTCCACACTTTGATCATTGATCTTTTTTTTAAGATCTTTGATTTTTATATCCATCCACTTCATGTCAGTAGTCACTCTACCCTGCGCTAACGCTTGTGTTGCCCACTTGGACTCCAACTGAAGTTTTTCCGATATCAACTTTTGTAGTGCCATTTCGGTCTACCTCCTCAAAGGTTAAGAAAAGGACATTGGGATCATGGAAACCAGGACCTTCTCTTTCTGTTACGTCACCTGAGTCAACCTTCTTTACAAAATCCTCAAGCACGGCCTTATCGTTCTCAGCCTCAAGCATCTCATCGACATATATATTTTTATAGTTTGCTTGGACGCGATATAGCTTCATGTGTTATTATATATCAAAATGTGATGATATTGCAATACTATGCTGAATCAAGGGGTTTACACTCAAATCTGATGGCTAATTTTTCCTTATTTATTCGTTCTAAACCGTAATTTTCATCCTCAGTAAGTAATTTAAGGGTTTTTTGAGAGACTACATAACCCGCAATTGCACAATCATAATGACTTGTGAACTGATAGCCTGGAATATGTGGATCCATACACTTACCAGTTATCATACTGCAAAGATGTAAAACTAAAATATATTTCATTATCCTATATTATCCTATATTATTATTTACTTGCATATCCCATAAAAATATATATATAAGCAGAGGTAATGAATAAGAATATCATAAATAAAAACAAAAATAAAGGGAAACAAAATGGCTAAGAAAAAAATACATGTAATTTTAACAGAAGAAGAAATTACAAATATTTTAAATAGATTTTCTGTTGGAATGCTATCAGATAATCTAGATGAAGAAGATAAAAATTTGGCAAGAAAATTAAATTTTGCCTTACAAAAAATTGAAAGCGAGCAGAAATAATGAAATCAAAATCTGAGGCTTTTAATGATTGGGTTGAAGAAATGGATAAAGTACTTTCTCAAACTCGAAACTTAACGGTGGATGGTCAACCGATGGAACGGTCTGATCTTCACTACAATCAACAATCAACCAAACTTGCAAAGATACCACTGGTACTCGATGATCAAGCTGTTTACCCTCTTAATGAGTGGACAGCATCGGATTTAATCCAAAGTGAAATTGATGCAAAAAATAATATAGATACGGAGAATAAATAATGTCTAAAGCAAAAATAAAAGACGATAACGTAATACACGTTACAAGAGACTACGGTATGTTTAAAACCGTAAAAGGTAATCGAGCAATTGACGAAAGTCACGTCAAGAGATTGATTAGAGAAATGAAAAAGAAGGATTTAGAACTCCCAATTTTCATTAATGAGAACGATGAAGTAGTTGATGGTCAACATACTTTAGAGGCACGTAAACAGTTAAATAAACCTATTAAATACATAAGAGGTAAATTCGAAAATGAATTCGATGTTGCTGTTATGAATGCTAATAGAAAAAATTGGCCGATGACTGCTTACTTAAATTTCCACATTGAGAATGGAAAAAAAGATTACCAAATCGTTAAAGCAATGACAAAACAATATTCTTTACCTTTAGAATGTGCTTTGTTCATTTTAGCGGGCGGTTATTCTATGTGGAGAGAAACAAGAGATGATTTTAAATCTGGTAAATTTAAAATTACTCACTTACAAAGATGTAATGATATGGGGTCCTCTTTGATGTATTTAAAAAATAATTTTAACATTAAGTTGACTAGAGGTTTCATCACTGCATATGCGGTGGTATCGGAGCATCCTAGATTTAAATGGGACCGATTTAAAAATGCTTTGAAAACAAAGTCTGCGTTATTGTTGCGAGGTACAAACACAGAAGATTTTGTTAGAGTATTTGATAAAATCTATAATGGAAATGTTCATAACAAAATAAATTTTGTTAGATATTTTATCGATAGAGATTACCAAAAAGATGAAGACCAAGAATAGAAAGGGCACCAATGGACATAAACAAATGGAAATCCTGTGCCGTTGACATTGATACTTATTGTATTTTACGTGCAATGGGTAGTCACGGCTTTAGGAAACCCGCATCGATGATTGCTAAAATTACCGATGATGAAGTTAAAAAAATTGCTAAAAAGCAAAATGTTTCGTACGAGAAGACGAAAGAAAGTTTACTATCTCAAGGGCGCAAGCTGTTGAACGGTAAATAATGGCCATGTTGAGCGGTGCCCGGTAGCCTGGGCCCGCTCAATTAAATACTTGCAAAGTTTTCCAATCACCTATAAAGTAAGATATCGTATTCCAAATCACCTAAATGAAAAAGTGGGGTTAATCACTTTACATTCAATAATCACGAAAAACTTTAATTAACTTAATTTTTGAGAGGTTAAAGGTGTATGGGTACGATATTTTTGTTTTTAGACATTTCCCGATTATTTGGGAAACTTACATGCGGAGACTATCCATTCCATATCTTTTCCCCTCCGCATGTAAAATAATGGAAGATCTAGATAGTATAACTCAAGAAAAATTACAAATTTGTCGTGGCCTTACAGGAGAGGAACGTTCTGAGTTTATAGAAAATCATTTAGATGATTATTATTTTGCCATGAATATTGTAACTAATCGAAAAGTATTAAGGCATTATCGTGAATTATTCACTAAACTTATTAAAGATTTTGGGCACTAATATAGCAAGAGAACTGCTTAACGAAAAACGGACACCGGAGGAACGGTTGTTCCAAGCAATTATATTACAAGCTTTTGAAGATGCTTTGAATATGGGAGAACATAAACAGGACGCTTACTGTAAACAGGATAGTTATAACTGGTTTACTAATGACACAAAAAATTTTGACGATGTTTGTTGGTTCGCTAATTTTCAGCCTGAGATAATCCGGGCCAAGTTCAATGAGTTAATAACAAACAAGCATATAAAATATACAAAAGTTCAATTAAAATGGTTAAGATACCGTTGGTTGTATAAGGAATATCGGGCAAGCGGGGATAAAATACAGAGTAGAAAAATTTTAAAAGAGATTAAGAGTATTGAAGGTATAAAAAAAGCCCCCAAGGTTAATAAGAAAAAACATAAATGAAAAAAAAACCTCAGGGGCGAGAGAGCAAATAATGATAAACACTATTTAAGTGATTTATAACACAGGACAACGGATCAGTAAACAATTTATCCTCCCCAAGCCCCGAGAGTGCTTAAAATGGTTATATGGGCGATTAATGGGGTAAAATATCCTCCCCAGACCCCGAGAATTTATCCTCCCCAGGCCCCGAGAATTTATCCTCCCCAGGCCCCGAGAATTTATCCTCCCCAGGCCCCGAGAAATATTCTCTTATATAGATTATACAGACCCCTGATAAAGAAAAAGTACCCCATAGGGTAAATATGGTGTCCCTCGTGTCCCTCTAATCAAATAATATAATAATAACAATGCTTTAAGTACGTTTTTATAGTGTCCCTTTGGTGTCCCTATGGTGTCCCTCAGGGACACCTAACAAGTAATATTGCTTAAAGAGATACCCTTCGCAACTTTTTAGAGGTGTTCTAATGTGTTAAAATAATCTATATAGTAGAAATATGGCCCAGATAAAAAAAATAGAAAGATCCGATAAAGACTTAACTCCAAAACAAAGATTGTTTGTTGACATACTCGTTGCTAATTGGGGCGAGATCACTTACGCTGAAGCTTGCAAACAAGCAAAGTATGAGTGTAAAAATCCAACAGATTATTCTGCAATTGCTTCAAGGTTATTAAATAGAAGATTAAATCCACACATAGCAAAATATTTAGATAAAAAATATGAAGAAGAAGTTAATAAGTTTTCAAAAGATAAATTAAAAAGATTTAGAAGATTAGATAAGTTATCAAAAGAAGCTGAGAAAAATAAACAATTTAACGTATCTGTCCAAGCTGAATACAGATCCGGTCAGTTAGCGGGTATGTATGTTGATAAGAGAGAGGTCACTGTTTCGGGCCTTGAGGGTATGAGCCGTGATGAATTAGAAAATAAATTAAAAGAATTATCAACTAAAATAGACGGATACAATGCTAAAACAATTGAAGCGGAAACAACCGAGATCAAAGAAATTGAAAATTAATAGTTTTAGTGATTGGGTAAAAGTTTTTAATAAAAAACATAACCAACATTTAAAAACAAGCGTAGGAATAGTAAGTGTCAAAACGAAAAATAACAGTAAATAAAAAAGCTAAAAATTGGCAAGA